TGAATGTTTCCTGGTTGGCGAAATCTCCCTCACACTTGAACTTGATCCCCTTTCCGGATCGGACGATCTCGATGTACCAATCAATGCTCGTAATCTTTTCGATCACTGACGTAAGTGATGTCAAGCTTGCCGCTATCCCAGCAATAGATGTTGTTAGTGTATTGAAAGTGGTTTTAATTTCTTCCATATCAAGGTCGCCTAAACCCCTAGCAAACGCACCTACGTTAGTTTCAAATGCAGAGAAACCACCATTAGTTTTCTCATCAATAGCACCTTTGATTAAGTTGTAGCCAATAAACGCACCACCAGCCAACATTGCAACATTCTTGAGACTTTGCATAGTAAATGCTTTTCCAATTGCATCGCCCATAGCATTAATTTTCGTATCGTCACGTCCTTTGTTTTCTCCAGTATCAACAGAAGGTGGGGCTTTTTCTCTTTCGAGTTCATCAAATTGCTCTTGATTTTTTAACCTAGCCTCAGCACGTTCAGTAAGGCCAGCCTGTTGTTCCAGCAGCGATGTTTGCTCTTTCATATTATTTTGAATAGAAGAAAACAAACCATCAAATTTTTCCAACTTCATGCTTAATGTGCGTACAGAGTTAACTCCACGATTACGAATTAACTCGCCTTCGCTTGTTAGCTTGTCTATGATTGCCTGAGTCTCAGGTGAAACTTTCGTACTTGCCATTTGCTTCCTACTTATTATTTTCTTTTTGTTGTTCTAAATAATCGATTAACATTCCAAAATACAAATCACGTTCATACGGCATCATGCTTTCTAGCTCCGTTATTGAGTATTTATGATGCTGTGCCATGGAGAACATCATTGTATAGTAATCGCTCAACTTTATGTGACACAGCGCTAGATAAAAAAACTGCGAATACCCTCCACAACAAATGTTTTCTCATCCCCATTTTTATTAGTGTACGGCATAGTATGTCTTAGTTTTGGCATACTATCAAAAAACTTTTGGATGCCCTTAACAACTTCACCACTAACATTCTCCATGAAATCATCAACTTCTTTGTCAGTATAGTCTTTAAAGCTGTGAACTTCATCGTCAGACACAACTGCATCTAGGCATGAAATCATAATATGGTAGCTTGCTAGTGGATCATTTGTATCGATTGACGTGATTTTAATAAACTCATCGATACTGGGATACTTCAGCATCAACGTGTATTGATCATTGATCGGAACTTTCTTAGTGTGTGCTTCGTCAATTTCGATTGTTATAGTATCAATGTCTAGCGTAAGTCTAACCTCTTCTGACGTGTCGGGATCAACAACTTCAAACGCAACTTCATTGTCTACTGATCTAGCTCTTAGAAGCAATAACATATACTCTAAGTCAAACATTGCGATTTCAGAAATGTCTTTGTTCAATACACAGTTATTAACAATCTGTTTAACTGCCAAAACTTGTTGCATGGCATCTTCAGATTCATTAGCAACCAACATAATTTTTTCTTCCTTTACAGTAAACGGTCTGTATTGGATTTTTTCTTGTGTGGACGGAAGTTTCGTCTCAAATATAGGTAGATCGATTTTAGGTAGTGCCATGATATATATATCCTCTCATATTATCTAGTTCCGAATGTACGCTGAGCCAAATTACCGATTTGGTTGGCTTTTCTTGATACATTGTCAAAGTCATTGTTTATTTTAGTGAACTTGTTCACTGCGTCTTGTATTCCACGTGGTACTAGGTTCGCACCTACCATCTGACCCAATTGCCCAATATTGTCGATTAGGTCGATAATTCCATTACCACGATTGAAACGTGATGAAGGAGAGCCAATTCTCTCACCAGATAATTGTATTCTATCGTATTGGAAGCTAACTGGAAGAACAGCAAAACTATCAGTGTTTTCCCATGCTAAGTCCACATCTCCCATCATACCAGGAAATGCTCCATCCAAAATAGTCTCATAGAACCTACCAGTCTCAAGGTAATCGGCAGAATAATGTTTGATCACAATTCTACACGCATACTCATCTTTGTATCCGACTTCAAATGGAAGCATCCCATTGACTTGGGAAAAATTACCACCTGCTGTACTGTAGTTGACAATCATCTGCGCCCACGAATGGAAGAATGTTAGCATCTGTGCATCAGAGTCTAACATAAAGATTGCTTGTACTGGTTCTGGGTTTAAACTTTGTGGCATCATCTTTCGTTGTTGTGCTACTGCTTCGTATGACGCCATACCAATAGTAAGACCTGGGATAGCTACGTTCTTACAAAAGAATGTTAAGTCCCTAGAATCAGCCGAAGATGTGTTGAACGGAAAATTGACAATCGTAACTTCGAATAGCGAACTGCGTGAAGGACCGCCAAAGCGATCCATCTGTGTTTTAAAATCTGATATGCTAAACGCCATTATCTGCCCTTTATGATAGCTCTGGAATCTTTCCAGACTTGTGCTTTGGTAGCTCCAACAAACTTTTGGCTTGGTAAGAACAATGCGATATCCCACTCAGTAGGTTGGATGTAAACAAACTTTGTTCTTACTTGGCTCATCAAGTAGTGCTTCACCGTGGGCTTAAACATGTTAAACTTTGCCGCGCCCGATAGTATATCATAATTTATCTTTAGTTTAGTCGCTTCTGTATAATTCTTGTTGTTCGCCGTGTCGTATAGAGCATCCATTAACTTTGCTCTTAACACAGGTGGTAAATAGTGTAGGTTGATCCCTAAGAACCCACCCTTTGCTTTATTTATGGGAAAAATTAGCGGATAGTTATCATAATATGGTAATTTAGATTTGTCACCTTTATGCTTAGGATCATACATGAATGTATACATGTTACCTAATCTAAATCTGTTTTCATAACGATCTCTGCCCATCTCTTTGATTAGCTTTGTTCCCTCAGCTTGTGCCTTCGAAACGGTTGCGGCTTGATCACGATACCACTTACGTGCTTCTTGGGTACGAGCAGGCATTTGTCCTGATCTAATACCTTTCAAGAGGATATCGTCGAATACTTTTGCTACCATTTTATTTTATTCCCAGTTCTTTTTCTGTGTAAATAACAAATTGCCATCCACGCTGAGCGCAGAATTTTCTAGCGGCTTTCCATTTTGCATCATTAATTCCAAATGTCTTAACCTCATTCAAATACTTCCTTGATATCCTACCAGTCTTGGTAGCGTTCTTCTTAGACCTATCAGGTGGTCTTGTTTGTGCATAAGGTTTAATCTCAATCATTATAGTTGCAGACGTGCCATCACCAGTTTTCTTGTTGACAATTACATCAGGATAGTACCTATGGCGTCTTCCGTCAATAGGAGACATGTAAGGAACTACAACTTCTTCCGACTGCCACCACAATACATCAGGGTGAATATCCACATATCTAAAAAATTTGAACTCCCACATAGACCGATAAATGATCTTTGTAGGGTCGCCCTTGTATTTAGAAGGGTTTTTTGGACGAAATCTACCACTATGTGCCATGATATAATAAAATTAACCTCTCAGTGTTATATAAATAGACTTATACAATAGTATTTATAAGAAAACAGGCAGGGATTCTAATGTTCGGCGGCACAAAACATAACAGGCCAGAAGTTTACGAGAGACGTAAATCTGGCGAAAGCAAGACTTCTTATCAATCATTTCCAGCACAGCCCCATCCACACAGTATGTTGATGGTATTTAAGAAGTACGATTATTCTAAATATGCAGATGGTTTTAATAGTCGTGAGGCAACTTTAGTCACTCGTGATGGCAGAGCTTCTGGCGTAGGTTTGAGGTCTGCAAATGCCATCGAATTGCCATTTCCCAAGGCGCTTGTTGATGCAACTGATCTACGAATAAATGGCTTTGAGCGCGATCCGTTCGTCGAGACGATTGCGGCTAAATTGAATTCTTTTGCGGGTGGTGCAGATGTTGGAAATATTCCAGATTTGCTTCAATCGACTGGTGCTGGTATGATGAGTTCATTGTCGGGTGGCAACCTTGGTGGCGGTCTTAATAATATTGCATCTCAATTTCTAGGAACTTCCATTAAAGATGTTGCATCAGGCGCTCAATACTTGTTGAGAAATAGTCCACTAATGTCAGGTACAGTAGGCAAGTCTGTTGATATTGCTACTAACCAAACACTGAACCCACGCGAAACTCTTGCGTTCGAAGGCGTCAACTTGAGATCACATCAGTTTAGTTGGGAACTCTTTCCAAACAATACTACAGACTCAGAACGCATCCGTAATATTGTAAGCATG